ACGGAGGAACCATCGCCCAAGCATCGTTGGCAAGGGTTCGGTAGTAGCCATCAACTCCCAATACCTCATCGGCAGCAGGGTCGTTAACTGCAAGCACGGTGCGCCAATAAGAGGAAGCGATTACGGCTCCGTCTTTTACAACGTCTGTGGTTTTGCGGACTCCGATAGTGCCGTCAAGGCTGACGTTGAATTCGCTGATGTAGATTACTTCTTCAATCATTTTTTTGTTGTTTAGTTGTTATACGAAGTAGGTGAAGGAGAGCGTTACGCTGGCATCGATGTCAAAGTTACCGTCCGTAAGATTTGTATTTACTCCTGACTCTGTGATTTCAGCTAAAAAAATATCAGTGGTGTTAATTACACCAGCCCCCATAAATTGATTTGCAAATGTCACATTATTAAAAAACAAAGTCACCGCAGAGGTATTTTGCACTGAATTAGCAATTGTAAAAGGCAGCCCAGTAATTCTTGCATTCCCCGTAGAGCTTCCTCTATTTGCCAATACAAGAATGCCATTTACCGTTACTTGCCTACCTATCTTGGTATAAGTTCCTGTGTTTACGGTATAAATCACACCAACAGACGCACCACTAAACGATACACCCATAGTCCAAGTGCCCTCTTCGTAGTCATCAAGTAAATTTGCAGCAGCCGTATCGGCTCCAAAAAGGATGCCCGTGCTTGAACGGATGTTGCCCACTACGTCTAAAGGAACCGCAGGCGAAGTCGTGCCTATGCCCACGTTGCCCGAAGTTGTAGCAAGGTTAGTTCCTGTCGCTACTGCCAAAGTTCCTGCGATAGAAGCAGCAGTCGTTGACAAAGACAAGGTTGAGTTAGTACCCAAACCATCCGTAAGGACTTTAAGTGAGCCTGTTAGAGCCCCGTTGTCGGTAGTTTTTATGATACCAGTATAGGTATCTTTAATCTCTAATCCTGTTAGTGCAGTTCCCATTTTTTATATTTTTAAGTGTTCCAAGTGTCTGTAGAGGTGCTCCAAATTTAGATACTAGTATTCCACACCACCTCAATGTATGTGCTAAGGGTTTGCCCTAGTCTATTAAATAGCTGCATCCCAAGGCCAAGCATATCTTAAGCTATATATGATAGCACTGAACCGGAGGAACAGGTAGTGAATGCGCTGGTTATCTTTCGGAATCCTTTCTGTCCAAAAGCTGCGAGCTGGAAGTTGGATGGATTGGTAATGTTTGAATAGCTCACAATGGTAAAGTTTAAAGGTTGAAAAGCAACGCTAATGCCCTACAAAGATAGCTATTGATTTAGTATTATGTCTACGATATCCTCCTGACCCTCTAGGTCCTGCTTCTGTAACTCCGCACGGTCTCCCTTACGCTGGGCAATCAGTTTGCTTTGTGCAACTGCTTGCTCCTTAATGCGGTTGTCTTTCCGGTCTTCAGCCTCCTGGTCGGCACTCTGGCGTACACCCGACTCTATCTGCTGCTCTTTGATTCCGTAGTCTCCTTGCAGTTGAGCCAACTGCATCTTAAGCCCGTACTCTACCTGCAGCAGCTGAGCCTTAGCCTCAGCCTCTAGCTGAATCTTCTGAGCATCAAGCTGAGCCTTCAGCTGGTCCTCCTGCATCTTGGCTTGGCTTGTCACCTGAGCGACCTGTGCGTTGGCCTGAGCTTGGAACTGAGAGTTCTGCTGGGCCATCTCTTGACGAGCTTTCATACGCTTCTTACGGCGTACGATAAGCAGCCTCTCGGCTTGGTCGATGTCCCTGAGCTGACGGATGGCAATCGCATCCTCGATGTCAAGCTCGCCCTGGGCAATAGATGCCTGGATGTTTTGCTCGAGGTACATACGGTCAATCTCGTTCATATCAGCCACGACCCTAACACCGAAGTTGTACATAGGTAAATTAGAGAAGCTAGACAGCACCGCCATATTTTCCCTGCCAATAGCCGTCTCGTAGGCCTTGTATAGAATAGACTTAGGAGGAAGTATCTGAAGACACTTCACAACGTCCTCACAGATCCTGCGGTACAGCACAATCGCTGCATTGCTAATATCCCCAAGAGCATTGTTGCCTGCCGCCAGTTGCTGCTGGCGTACGCCAACAAGCTGGTCTCCCTTAGGACTCGTCCCGTCCATAACCTCGTTGATGCCCGTGGCATCACGAATCATACGCAGAGCGTGGTTGTAGATGGTGATGAGCTCGTTGATGTTCCTAATACCGTTCTCAAGAGGACGGATCGGTGGGTTCTGGAAGCTGCCGTCAGGATTCTTACTGCGGTAGTAGAAGATACCCGTCTGCTCGTAGATGTCTTGAAGGTCCAGAGGCTGTAGCTCTCCACCACGTCCTAGCTGCACGTTCTCAAGTCCCTCGATGTCGATGATCAGTCCATCAGGCTTAGCCTTAGCGATAGACTGCTGGAGCTTTAGGTGGGTGATCTGAAGCTGGTCGGCAAAGCCGATAATTCCGCTCACCATAGACTTAGGAATAGACTTACGAATGTTGGTGGCCACAATGCTGTAGCTCATCCGGGTGCGGGTGATGTCGTGAACATTTTTAGGAATGTTCTTCTTTAGCCCGTAGTCAAAGATGTAGTCCGTTCCCAAGATGTACTTACCTCCGTACAGAGTCTGGTTCTGCATATAAACAGCCTCCCTATCGTACACACTCTGCTGTGGGGCAGTGTACTTGTGGCCCTTGTAGTAGAATCCAACGTTTCCAAAGCGAGACTCCTTCTTCTCGAAGATGATGTTGTCAACGCTAACGAACTCAAAGTCAAGGACTTCGATGGTGTACTCGTCGTAGCCGTAGTAGTAGCGCTCCATACCGGGGTCGTACCCAGAGCCCATCAACCTGCTAGAGTCATTGCCAAAGCGGTTCATAACCGTCCTTGCCATCTTCTCGTACTCGTCCTCGGTAAACTGGTCTCCCGCTGTGCGCTTAAGTTCAGATATGCTCATACGCTTTACGTGGCCTGCATAGGTTATATCCGTAAAGTTTGGGTCAGAGGTAAAGCTGTGGATGAAGAATGCTGGGTCTACATAGTCCTCAACGATTCCGTAGTTGGGGTCGTTGCTGCGCTTGGTGACAGCAATACCGCAGGTGACGAGGTCTTCGACATTGCGCCTAAAAATGCGCTCGTCGAAGTCGTTCCAGCTAAGCGTTAGATTAATGCCAATCTGTGCAGCAATCTCCGCAGCGGTCTTGATGTTAGTCTCAAGGAAAATTTCGGTCTCCTCAGCGGTATCGGGAAGAGAGTCTGGGTCTACCTCGGTGCGAAGTCCTGAGTCCTTCGCCTCCTTTAGGATGTCCTTATTCTCGATGAATATCTTCATCTTATTCTTCTCGTAGTCCTTCTCACTGCGTGACAAAGGGTCAACAGCTTCAATGTTTGGGTAAAACTTAGAAGACAGAATCTTGTTGACTACAATCTTTACGAACTTGGGAACGATAGGAACTGGTGTCCAGTCTAGGTTCACCAGAGACCCATCACCGTTGTTAGGGTCAAGAGAGGTAAGTATCTGCTTGTAGATGGATGTGTCTTGCGTTCCGTTGGCGTAGTCTCTAGAGACTTCAAACTCACGGAATCTTTTGCTGTACAGAGACCCCTCGTACTGGGCGCTTCCCCACTGGCCGTATATAGCCTTTGCGTACTGAAGACCGTACCTCTTTCCCACCTTTACATCGTGTGAGGCAAAAGGGTCTGGGAACGTAGAGTCGTATGAGTTACTTTTTACAGAGTATTGATCCATTTATCGGAGTTTATGGACAAAGGTACGAACTTAACTTATCGCCTAATTTCCTTACCCTTGCGGAAGAAAACTCTCTCGTTGAAGTTTGTCTTTTTGACTTCTTTAACCTGCTTCTGGGCGGCAAGCAGCGCTAGCCCTGAGCTAATTGTTAAGTCAAACTTCGTCCTGTCGTCTATCTTAAAATTAATCCAGTCCTCAAGTGTCCTGTTTAAATACATCCTTCCGAACTTACCGGTCTCGTTGTGGAGGCCTACGTGGTCGTGGATGTAGGACTCAATAGCCTGAGCGTGAGCTTGTATCACATCTTGGCTGTTGGAAGGTATACCCTTTGTCTTTACGTTCATCTTTGAAGAGGTAGACGCTAGGTGAGCAGGGCGGTTCATAAGGTACTCGTCGTAGCCCCTTGACTCAAAGTACCTAGCGATGCCGTACTTGTTGTTCTCTATCAGCACAGGGTATCCGTAGAAGACGGCAGCCATAAGGATGTCCTCGTAGAATATCTTGGCGAGCGGAGGCCGTGAGGCGTACTCCGCGACAAACATATTGGATGGGTGCTCCATTGAGAACTTGTTGTATACGTGGCAGGCACCCTTTGAGGACCTGTAGTCAAGGGTGGTGTCAAGGTCGTAGGAGTCAACACCCATAACCCCGAATGCTCCGTTGGGGGCAACAGCTTTATTGTTCTCAATCTTTCGTTTATTTCGAATATCTGTGGGAGCAAGCCAAGCCACACGCCACCGCCCATTAGGGTCGGGGGCGAAGATCACCTCACTGTCCATCTTCCCATCTTTCCATTGGAAGTTACCAATGACCACTGGGTTTGGGTAAAGCTCCTCGTTATGTTGTATCTGCTCGTATATCTTCTGGATGTTAAACAGAGAACTCTTGGTCGAGTCGCGGAACGCCTCGTCCTCGGTAAATGGGAACTGACGGATAATCTCGTTGAGCTCGTAGCTGTTGTTCTGCTGGCCCTTTCTCTCGTTCTTTAAAAACGTTCTAGCGCCTATATCGGTAATGGTTCCGTCCTCGGTAAGCATTGGAGTCTCTGGGTCTTCAACAATAGGAAGTCCGTACTGGCTGAAGAATCCTTCCATCGCATCGTATGCTGGGATGAATATCTTGTACAGCCCGCTCTTGGTCCTTCCGTTCTCGTTGCGGTCGTTGGGGTCGGAGTCGTAGTACAGATTCCTAAACTCCCTTCCGCCCTTGTCCAACGGGTTTACCGTAGACCCCACCATCGCCTTCCCAATTACCCTACGTCCAACCAAAAGACAGGTCCTATGGATTCTCCATACCTCCCTTATATCATTGGGATTCAGCCACTTACCAGCTTCATCGAGGAATAACATATGGGTCTTGCTTCCGTCGTATGCGTTGTTAGTAGTGTTCTTCCAGTTGATTATAGTATCGAGAGCCTCACCTCGTGAGGTCGTCTTGTTCTTCTTGGTGATCCTCTTCGATGGCTCTCGGAAGGCGAGTTCCATACGCGGGTTAGTGGTTCCGTCAATGATGGGAGAAAAGAAGAACGGGTAGCCCTTGAATATGGGTATGATCTTAGACCCGAACACCGCCTCTTGGGCGTCTGTTCCTGTCTTGCTCATAATACCCAACAGCTTTTCCTTCACCTGGCTGCCCTCATCTACAAGCACCGCTGCACTCATATTAGTATACCCAGAACGCCTGCACTTGGTGTATATCTGACCTAAACACCGAGGGTCTGCCTCGCAGGCCGAGAGGTGGACAAACAGCTTTCGCTGGAAGTCTAGGTACGTAGGGTATCCGATGTCTATGGAGCTCCACTGGAGGAACATATAGTGATGACCCGTGATGTAGGTCTCCTCCCCGTTGTTCATAAACCACAGGCCTTCCTTACGCCTCTTGAACTCCTGCTCGATGTAGGGGCTCCACTTCTGCTGGAACTCACGCGGGGACTCGTACCAGTCGTCCATAGAGTTTATCTGCGCAAGCTCCCTAGGGATGTCCTGACGCTTCCACATCTGCTGATGCTTGGGTAGGTCGCTAAAGAGGAAACTCTCCGGCTTTGGTAACTGGATGCTGAGGGACTCTATCTCAATGATAGGTCCGTCCGAATTGTTCGGACAGATGTTTATCACCTCCTGCTTGTCTATTACCTTAAGTCCAGCCATTATCTTGCCATCCTCTCGGCGAAGCCTCCCTTGAAGTCCTTCTCCTTTTCAAAGGATCCGGACTCCTCGATGTCGCCAACAAGCTGCTCTAGCTTCTGCCTCTCTACGATAAGCTCCTTACAGGCTAGGGCTGTGTCCTTGATGGCCTGCAGCTCCGCCTTGCGGGCGGACCCCGTTAGATCGGGGTCTACCGGCTTACGAATCTCCTCGGTCATATTACTAATAGCAGCCTCCATCGCAGAAATGAGGTTACGCGCAGCATTAACTGTTGTGAACTTTACAGCTTTTGACATATCAGGTGGTGAATTTGCATACGCCACAGCTTGCGGCCATTGATGTCCATCTCGTAGTCTGCGTCCTTGGCGAAGTACACCACGTCGCCCACAGCGAGACCTTCTTCCTCT